TCAATTTGATTTCCTTGATCCGCACAAAGTCGAGCATTGTGCCCTCCTTTCTATCGTGAAGTTTTGATTGATCGCATCCTCTGTAAGACAGTAGGGAGTCGGCGGGATTGCGTCCGGCCACGCGCTCTGGGCTTCTGCGATCGAGCGATAGCAGTTGTCCACGACGCAAGCCCCACGCTCGGCGATGACTATTACGGCGAACAGGTGGTCTACCGATTCGCCGTCAGCTTCCAGGTAGATCGTCGTATCGTCGCCGGCAACCTTTCCGATCTCGACGATGTAGGGCTTGGTTGTCATGTGTCCTCCAATAGGGAAGGGGATGGCGAACCATCCCCTCGTTAGGTTTCCGGTTGGAACTCGGCGTCGTCCTCTTTATTTTCAAAAAGAACGAGCTTTGTGTGCGCGGCTAAGATCAAGGGCAATCCAATGTTGATCTCGATTCCCACACTTTCCGTGCCTGAGTCGCTGCCGTTCTTCCAGGCGGCGCCTACGCGAAAGAAAGTTTTCTTGCCTTTGCCGTTGTCTTCGACAAACACGACTCTGTAATCCGGTTTTCTACCAGCCATATTTCCTCCAGTTGTGAATGAGCTGAGTTACCACCTAACTCTAGGAAACTGACAGGGAATGTATAGGGGAGGGGTGGGGATAAGTGGCGGCTTGTTTTCGCGTCCAGATGTGCTTTGCTTAGGGAATGAACACGGAAGTGAAAGAGTATCTTCGATTGAACGGAAAGAAGGGTGGTCTGAAAACGGCCAAGCGTGGTAAGGCTTACTATTCCAGGATTGGAAAGAAGGGCATGAAGAAACGTTGGGGCGAGCATCGGCAATTGCCTAAATAGCTTATTTATGGCGTAATCCATTATCCCCAGTTTTGGTAACAGGGTGCTTGCTATTACCTGCCAGCTTGCTATGGTTAGGTTGTGGCAACGCCCGAGCAAGTCAGGGAATATAACAGGTTATACGCGCGACGCTATAGATCTATCGCCGAGAATCGACTAAAGATCAATGCGAATATGAGGCGGCTCAAGAGGAAATGGAGAGCCACACCCGAGGGGAAGCAAAAGCTTGTTGCTATTTCTAAGAAAGCCACAACGAAGAAGCGGGACTTGATAATTAGTCACTATGGTGGAGAGTGCGCTTGCTGTGGTGAAGGGGAAAAGAGGTTCTTGGCAATCGACCATAAGAATGGCGGTGGTGCTAAGGAGCGCGCGAAAGTTGGATGGGGTACTAAGTTCTACATATGGGTAATCAAGAACGGCTACCCACCACATCTTCAGCTTCTCTGCCACAACTGTAATATGGCTAAAGCGTTTTATAAAGTTTGCCCACATACGGAAATAAAGGTCGAAGCCAACCAGCAATAAATCCATGAAAAACATTCAGACAGAGCTGATCGGTGGCGAGATCTCCCACGACTGGAGCTATCTCAAGCCCATCAAGTACGTTCCGCTGTGGCGCAGGACGCTTGAGATGATAGCGTTCGCTGTCATTCTTAGTGCGTTTATCTACGGTCTCTTGTGGCTCGCGTCAATCGGCGCATTGTAAAAGACTCTCATTTGAGGGGGCGGAAGTTAAGACGAGAGCCTTTCTTCCCCCTCAAATCTCGGAAAAATAAATTAAGCAATCAAACCCATGATTCAAGAACTCATCGCAGGACAGTGTGAGAATTGCGGAACAGACTATCGGTTCGAGACAGTGCTGGATTATCCGGTCTTTTGCCCTACCTGCAAATTAGAAACGCAGAACTGGGATACAGTCGGGTATTCCCAGATGGCCCCGTTCATGATCGAAATCATCAAATAGAAAAACCATGGCAAAAGAAATAATCGAGTCAGTTTTAAGCGGCCAGGACGATCTCATTTGGTGCCCGCAAGGAGCGCACGTCGTCATGCAGGATGACTTCGATCCTCGCGCCGGCATGTGCGGAGCGTGCATCAACGAAGCGATGGCAGAAGCGCCGGAATACTTTTCAAGCCGAGGGCTGGTCGCCTCGGCGGAAGAAAAACACTCACATGACTAATCGCGAGATCAAGTTCAGGGCGTGGGTTCCTTCGGAGAAACAGATGCGACGCTTGGGGGAGTGGACGTTTGAGTTCGTCGGCACGGAGGGCGCATTGCAGATGATGAACGATGACGATTCGAGCGTTCATCCAATTCCGCCCGGAACCGTTCTCATGCAGTTCACCGGCCTCAAGGACAAGAACGGGAAAGACATTTATGAGGGCGATATTGTGAGAATGAGCGGCGGCACAATCACGGAAGCATCCTTCGATGAGTGGGCGGCCAAGTTCTCATTAGGTGGTGGTACCGGAATCGTACCCGAAAAAGATGAGGTCATCGGCAACATCTACGAAAACCCTGAACTACTGAAATGAACTACGACCCCGAATACCTCAAGGACGACTGGCAGAAAGACCGCGCCGTCCAGGAACTCGGAGCCGAACAGATGCTCCGCCCCGCTCCCAAACATCCCCTCTACTTCAAGGACGACACAAAAGAAGAGTTCCTCCGCGAGATCGAAGCGGAAAACGTAAAAGCATCACAACAATGAAACTCATCATCACGCGTTCGTTCAGCAAGACAAAGCAGGTAGCATCCTTCGAGCCGATCAATGCGTTCTGTTCCGTCCAGGCGGAGATAGAAGGCGCGACGCTTAACGACGAAGTCATCCGATCCTATTCAGAGCATCTTGACGTGTTGGTCCGGCAGGAGGTCGAACGGACCATAGAGAAAGAGATGGCCAAGGTCGAGGCCATCAAGAAAAGAAACGAATTTTAACCAACTATGAAATATCCAAAACAGCAATCAGTGGCAGGAGCTTGGGTCAAGGGTGCGGAGATTCAGTCAGGTTCGCGGTGCAAGCTTATGAGCGAAACAACGCACATGGCTTCACAGTTCAAAGACGAAAAGACGGGCGAGACGAAGTTCCAGGATGTCGCAAAGGTTTTATTTAGCGGCGATACCGAAACAAAAAACATCTCACTCAACCGCGCCACCATCAATGGCCTCGTGGATGCGTTCGGCGAGGAGTCAGCGGATTGGCAGGGGAAGGTCCTCTCGTGCGAGACGGAGAAGATGCGCGTGGGCGGCCGTGCGGTGACGGCGGTATATCTTGTGCCTGAAGGGTACGAGCGCGTGGACGACGAGAACGGCTACACCGTGATCGTGAAGAAGGGAACAATCGTCGGCGCACCGCCCGATGATGCGCCGAGCATCGACTTCTAGTAAGCAAGGGTCTCGCAAGGAATAAAGGGGGAATACTTGCGTGGGTGCAGTACCTATGGACGGCCCTCCCCGGAGCTATCAGTGTTCATAGCGCTTACGTCTCAGATGGTGTGCCAAAATCGGACTCTCTCCCTCATTGAAGTCATCATCCTCGTCGCTCGGCCCACGACTTCCTTTTTCAACGGGATCCGACTCGCGCAGGACTTCCCCCAGCGCCTTTCCGAAATCATCTTCATGTAATTCGCCGTCTTGCAGTGGAACACGAGATCGTTGGCTCATGGCATCCTCCATTGCCGATAGATGCCGTGAACGAGAAATCGGTTACTTCGAAAGGGGTGCAAATCAAAAACGAAACAAAATGAACGACATCCAGATCACTTCTCTAGAGGCATACGCCAGGAAGGTGCATCCGAACCTGGGCGCGCGCCAGGCGCTCGTGCTTCAGTATCTCCGTACGGCTGGTCCGCACACGAACGCCGAGATTGGCCGGGAGCTGAATAAGCCGATCAACGAAATTACGCCGCGCGTTCATGAACTGCGAAAGCTGGGTCTCGTGGTGGAAGCGGGAAAACGGATATGCGGAGTGACAGGAAATCGTGCGCATAGCTGGAGCGCCAAGTATCCAGTGTTGCCGCCTGCGAGAGAGCCGAAGCCGGAAGATAAACAAGCTCTCTTCTCAATTCAATGAATCACTCAATAAAACTTAATAACCATATTGGGGTCAATCTTCCGAAGCTCATCGAGAGCAGGCTTGTCATCCAGGCAAATTCCGGTGGTGGAAAATCGTGGGCGACACGCCGGCTCATCGAAGAATCATTCGGACACGTGCAGATCATCGTGATCGATCCCGAAGGCGAGTTCAATAATATGCGCGGTAAATACGATTTCGTCTATGCCGGCAAAGGCGGTGACGCTCCCGCTGAGTCTCGTTCCGCGCCGCTTCTCGCCACGCGCCTTCTTGAACTAAAGGCATCGGCGATCATCGATCTTTACGAGCTCCCACCGCAGGAGCGCAAACATTTCGTACGGCTTTTCTTCGATTCGCTAGTAAATGCGCCTAAGGATCTCTGGCCGATCAACTACGGCGGGTGTCTCATCTTCCTGGACGAAGCCGACCTATTCGCGCCGGAGAAACGTGAAAGCGAAGCACTCTCCGCAGTGATCGACATGGCTGGCCGAGGTCGCAAGCGCGGGTACTGTCTTATTCCCGCCACGCGTCGTCCGGCGCAGCTCAACAAGGACGTAGCGGCCGAGTGCAACAACAAACTCATTGGGCGTGCATCTCTCGACATCGACCGCAAGCGATCAGCTGAGGAGCTTGGCTTTACCACGAAGGATCAGGTTCTTTCCTTGCGAAATCTAGAGCCAGGCGAGTTCTACACGTTCGGCCCCGCAATTTCTCGCGAGGTCATCAAGACCGTGATTGGCGACGTTCAGGTAAAGCCGCCAAAGCCTGGGATGGGCGCGAAGGCAACGCCGCCACCGACTGCCAAAGTGCGCGCCATTTTGAGTAAACTTGCCGACCTTCCCGCCGAAGCGATTGCGGAAGCGCGGACTGTTTCGGAATTGAAAGCCGAAATCGTGACACTCAAACGGATGCAGCGGGTGCCAGTCGCTCCGAGCAAGGAAGTCATCGAAAAAGCGGTCAACGACGCGCTCAAAGTACAGGCGCTTCGTTTCACGAAACGTGAGGACGACATCCTTCGAAGTCAGGGAAAGCTCGCATCCCTTGTCTCTGAGTTCGTTGGCAGTGCAAAAGACCTCCTTGATGTTCCGACAGTCTCGATCCGATCACCGCAGTTTACGATCACGCCCGCAAATGTTGAACGTGTTGTCGCTAGAACGACGACGGCGATTCACGATGCCCAATCCATCGACAGTGAACCGCTCTCCGGCCCGGAGCAACGGATCGTGAATGCGATCGCATGGCTGGAGAGTTTGGGCATCGAGAAGCCCGAACAGACGGCAGTCGCGTTCCTCGCCGGTTATACCTACGGCGGTGGCGGGTTTAACAATCCCCGCGGTGCGCTTCGGACCAAGGGGATGCTCGAATATCACGGAAGCGGTATTGCTCTCACCGAATCCGGACGTTCCATTGCTAACATTCCCGATACCCCGCTGACCACCGAGGAACTTCATTCAAAGGTTCTTTCGGTATTGCCGGGACCTGAACAGAAGTTGCTCAATGTACTTCTTGAGATCTATCCGGGTGAAATCTCTAAGGATGAGCTCGCCGAGCGTTCAGGATATACAGCAGGATCGGGCGGCTTTAACAATCCTTGTGGGCGATTGCGCACATTGGGGCTTGTCGAATATCCGGGTCCAGGTAAAGTGAAAGCAAAATCGCTCCTGTTCCTATGACCACGCGCATCGACTTCACCTACAGCGGCTGTCATTTCTTGGTGAGTTCGAATGTTCCAGGAGTCGTCGATCCACTTATCATTGAGGAGACAGAGACCGATGCCGTACCGCTGATTTTCGATCCATCGATCTTGCCGGTCAGATTAAGCGTTACTGAGCCGCCAGCAAGTTTCTGTTCGGCTACGATCGCCACAGAATCGCCTGCCATTATCCCACTTGAAATGATAAAGGTCGAGTTTCCAACCCCGCTCCACGCACCGGTCGGTTGTACCCAACTGATATTTCCAGTTATTCCAGATGCGCTTTGCTGAAAAGCCGCCTCAAGTTGCGTGCTTCCTACGTCCGGGCAATTCATAGAACCGCTCCATAACCCAGTTACATCCTTTGCCCTGCAAGACGTCAGCGCGCCGCAAGCCAAAACCGCAAAAGCGATTATTGCCCATTTCCTTAAGAGCATCGTAGACCTCCTTACACGCGGGGAAGAAGTCCAATTGTAACCTGCTTTGCATCCTTCGCGCCCATGCTTGACTCCTCCCCGTGAAATTGTAGGATTCAAGAAATATATTCCTATCACTTCCTCCCTGTAAAACTCATGCGCGGCCCCCACTACATCAGCCAGGAATGCAAACAGCGTCGCCACTCCGCCTGCGATGGCTATGTCCCGCGCAAAGAGTTCAACGATCACGATCACGAATGCGAGTGCCATCACCATCTCACCATGGCCGAGCGCATGAGATTGAAGGCGCGAAAGGCAATTAACCCACGCTATAAATGAGGCGTGGCACGTGGAGAAAGCGGCCGCAGACCGAGCATCAGCGTGAGATCCACAAAACGGATGCGGCGGTATCAAAAATGGTCCGCGCGCGAGATTCTGAGTGCATCACTTGCGACCAACCCCACGAGCAGATGGATTGCGGCCACTTCCGCCGGCGGGAGCTGATGAGCACGCGGTTCCATCCGATGAATCTGAATGCCCAGGGAGTAAAGGAAAATCGTTTTGAAGGAGGGAGGACGTTCGAGTATGGTCAGGCGATCGACCGGAAGTATGGCGAAGGATGGGCAGCATTTCTGAACGAGCTATCGAAGGAGATCGAGCCGTGGAGCGTTACGGAACTTCAGCAATTGAGGGCGGCGGCGAAGATGGGTCAGAGGGTGTACGAGCTAGTGTATTTTGAGCTGCGGCCGCATCACTCTTTACTTTTGAGATAGCTTCATCCTCTTCTTTCGCTATGATCCTGAGAAGACGTCTGTCCACAACAAGACTCCGACTGCGAGCCCAAAGAATCAATTCCTCGATCTCTTCATCGCGCATGTCTTTCGGGATGCTTTCAACATAGGTACGAAATGATCTGACTTGCAGATAGCGCTTGATGGACTGCAAAACCACTTGGGTAAGTAAAACAGTGATGCCGATCGCCCCTATCAGTTCGAGCGAGGCCCCGATTAAAGAACCTATGTGCCGATGACTGTCGATCAGATGTGGCGGCACAAATTTAACAAATACATCCAAAGCTGGGTCAAGGAAACGTATTACCAAGAAAATAAAACCACAAAGATTCAACACTATTAGCGTTACCATCATCTGCCCCAAAAGCATTTCTGGCCGGAGCGCGAGGGCAGCTACTTCTCGGTATTCCGCGTAGATCTTAGCCCGCTTCTTTTGATGAGATCGTTTTCCCCACCGTTCAATCCATGCGCTCACATAGGGAGTAATCAACGTGCAGCCGATAGAAATCGGAATCGATAGCAAGACCGGTATCCAAACCCCTTTGCCCACGTTTTCCCCAAATTGACAGAAGTCATAGGTATCGTACTCTTAAGGTATCCCCTAAATCAATGAGCGCCAAGCACTTCAAGGCATCCCTCCGGCTCCTGTGCACCATTGCGCTCGTTTTCGCCCTCGTGACAGCAATCGTCGAAATATTAATTCACCTTACATAAATGCTTAGAATCTTCGCCCGATGGTGGGCCAAGCGGAAATACATATTCAGCCAGGAATCAGAAGCGGCAACGAATGACCTTAACGCCGGACTTGCGCTCAAGCTCGCCGGTGAGAAGCGCGCGCTTGTGGATAGGCTAAAAAACGAAGCTGACGAGATCGATGCCAACATCAAGAGCATGGACGAAAAGCTCGACAAGGGTTTCTACGAATGCGAGAACGGGCATGAGAACAGCGAAGCACAGCACGCGACCGCCGAGGCATTCGATATAACAACCTGTCTCCAATGCCAGCGGCCCGCGAAGTTCATCAAACGAGACCTCATGACCGGCCAGGAGAAGTACGAATCAGATAAAGAGCGCAAGGATGCCGAGAAAATCGCCACTGACAAGCGCACCCAGGCCGCGGCCGAGGAAACGAATCTGGCAGAGAGCGAGCGGACCGCAAAATACTTCAAGGGACTCGCCGCGAACAGCCGCACGATCGCGGACCGAATACGACAACTATGATCCCATTCCCGACGAAAAGGTCGAGGCAAACCTAAATATCACGACAATGGATTATGAAGCAGCGCCGGAAGGCGGTATCAAGGAAGCAGGAGCCGAGCAGCCGGCAGCGGCGCCCGCGGCAGAAGAAGTGAAGACAGAACCGACAGCCGAAGAAGCCGTGCCGGAGACGGCGGTGGAAAAGGCGCAAGAGGAATCTCCGGCGGCAGAAGAGAAGACCGAAGACTAATCACCAGCCGGGAAGGTGAAGCCGCAAGGCCACCGCAGGAACAATTGGCGGGAACCGATCTAGACGGCATTTTGCCCGAACAAGGCATTCTTACCTGCGCAACCGCCCCACCCGTCGGGCAAAGGGGTTTCCCGGCTTCTTTTAGATCAATTTACGAAGTGACTCCTTAAACAGAGGAGTGAAAACATCCTTCGAGAACGCATCCCTGAGGAGATGAAGCAAGTCCTTTTCAGACAAGTCCAACGGGCGCGGAACGATCTTGCCATCCTTCCACCAGGAAAAGCGAACTTCCTCCTCTCCCGATTCCTTGATATGTAGCTTCTCGATCCGTGCCTCGTCTCCACTTGGGAAACGCCTAATCGCCGGATCGGTTAGCTCTACCGCATATTTAGTTTCTCGCATGAAATTCTCCCTCACAACTAGCATGACATACGAACTTGCAAAACAACTGAAAGACGCGGGGTTTGTGGTCGGCGATTTTGGCGGCGTGCGTTGCATACACACGGGTGATAAGTACCCGCGCATGACCGCTTCAATAACTTGTAGCGACGCTTCAGGCCAGCAAGATGGCACGCATTGCGAGCGGGTTTATTTTCCTACGCTCTATGAGCTTATTGAAGCCTGCAGCGATGACTTTTATTCCCTTTGGCGCAGTCAAACGGGAGAATGGCGCGCGGCAAAATCAGACGACGAGCCAAATTTTTCAAATGGTTCAACTCCCGAAGAAGCAGTCGCCCGGCTTTGGCTTTCCCTGCATTCCCCGAAATGATCGAACGCTACACAATAAAATTCGGCCCGGCCGTGAGCCAGAAGGAGCTTGAGAAGATCATCAACTCTGGCGAAGGTCACTTCACGCCGGACGACCTCAAGAAGGTGAAAGCGCGGATTGAGATCGTCGCAGAATTCGAGGACTTGAAGAAGATCAATGAATTTCTGAAGCAATTGCAGAGGTCGTGATACACTCCGAAACCAGAGCCCCAGGTGTCTTATGGATGATACGAATGCAATCGCACGCTCATTTGATCTCCGCAAAATCTACAACCTAACTGCGTCTATCTCGAAATGGTTTTTTTATTTTCTTACAACCGCGCAGCTCATCGTGGCCGCGTCGCTTCCTGCGGTAGCATTGATTTCACCCAAACAATCCTCGCCGATCAAAGATGGCTTACTCGGGGCTACACTGCTGGTACTGCAGGGCCTTCAGCAGACATTCCGGTTCGAGAAGAAGTGGATTCAGAATCGAGTAGCCGTGAGGGTTCTCAAGAGTGATGAGCAATTATATTGTGAACGCGCCGGACCCTATCGCAATATGACCGATGAAGAGGCAAGGATTACGCTGGTCGAGCGCACCGAGAAATTCGCAAATCTTCAAAACGAGCAATGGAAGGACCTTATGGAGGCGACCTTTCAAGGTGATAAGCATCACCCCAATCGTAACGCAAAACTATAGTTCAGATCGGTCTAGCTCTAGCTTTTTTCTGGCGCGAGGGTACGATTAGAGAAACCTCCCAATCCTTCCATGCCCCTCATAGCCAAGGACAAAAAGCAGTATCTCATCGCACGGGTGCGGTCTCTTATCGCCCAGGATCATCAGATCCCCCTTGATGATCTCGCCGTGCGCCTCGACCGCGAGTTTGGCATCAAGATCGAGCGGCACTATCTTTCAACCCTTGTAAAGAAAATCTATGCCGAGCGCGTAAAGCGCGCGGACCGTCAGACGCTCAACTACGCCCTCGCCTCATTCGAGGACACCATGACCCAGGTGGTACGTGTTGCATGGGAGATCGCCAACGATCCCTTTGCACGCAAGCAGGACCGCGTCATGGCCCTCCGCGAGATCCGCGAGGCCAACAGCGCGGTATTTGAGAAACTATTCGACGCAGGCGTGTTCGAACGCAAGCTCGGCACGCTTGACGCCACGATCCGCAATCTTCCGCTGCCTGAAGAAAAGAAGGAAGCGATCAGGATTGGATTCGCAAACTGGAAACTCTTAGACCCCCCGAAGGAGGATGCCCAACGAGAACACGCCGGCCAGCCCGGCTGATATATTTTTTGAAACATACGAGGCCCGCAAAGAGAGCAGGAAACATCTGCTCGGCTTTTCGCTGATCTACCTCACCGGATACTTTACCGATCCTCCCGCCACGTTCCATGCTGAACTTGTCCACGCATTAGCGGATGAGCAAGAGCGGCGCGTCCTAATCCTTGGCTTTCGCGGGTCAGGGAAGAGCACGTTCGGCAGCTTGGCCCTCCCCCTGTGGGCCGCGCTCGAATACCCCGAGAAATATCCCTTCATCATCCTCGTTGCTGATTCCAGCCGCCAGGCGACGCTCAACATCTCCGCGATCAAGCACGAGCTCGAAACGAACAACCTCATCAAACAGGACTACGGCGAGATCAAGGGAAACGTCATTGAAGATTTCTCGCTCCAGGGCGAAGGCGAGGAGTGGCAGAAGCAGAACATTGTCCTCTCGAACGGCGTGAGAATCTTGGCTCGTTCCCGCGGGCAGAAGGTCAGAGGTCTCAGGCATCTCCAATACCGGCCCCGACTGATCGTAGTGGACGACCCGGAGGACGGCGAATGGGTTAGAACGAAGGAGAACCGCGACAAGACCGATCGTTGGCTTCACAGCGAGATCATGCCGGGCATGGACGCCCGCAAGGGCAAGCTCGTCGTCATCGGGAACCTTTTGCACATGGACGCGCTGCTCTCCCGTTTACGTGCGCCCGGTACCGGATTCAAATGCCTCGAATTCCCGCTGATAGATAAGGGCGGCAAATGTACCTGGCCCGCGATGTATCCCACGGAGCAGAGCCTCAAAGACAAAGAGCGCGATATGGGCGCGATCCCGTGGCAACGGGAAATGCTCCTGAAGATCGTCTCGGACGACGAAGCGATCATCAAGCCGGAAGACATTCATTACTATGACGAGTTCCCGAAAGGCATCGCGGCGATCAAAGGCCATGGGGTTGACCTTGCGATCTCACAGAAGGAAGGCGCGGACTACACAGCGATCGTGAGCGGCGAAGTGTTCTACGAGGACAACGCGCCGAAGATCTACGTCAGGCCCAAGCCATATAACGAGCACGTCACGTTCCACAACTTCTTGCAGAAGGTGAGGAACATCCCCGGCGAGCTTGGCGGCGCGAATCTGTTCTTCGTGGAAGACGTGGCGTATCAGAAAGCAGCGATACAGGAAATGGAGCGCGCGCTCCTGCCTGTAGTCCCGATGAAGCCGCAGGGCGACAAACGTGCCCGGCTGCAGGTCGTCGCGCCGTACATCAAGAATGGCACCGTGCTATTCCCGCGTGCAGGATGCGAGGAACTGCTCGGGCAGATGTTCAATCTCGGAGTGGAGTCACACGACGATCTAAACGATGCGCTCGTTTATTTGCTGCAAGGGCTTGTCAGCCAGGGGTTGGAGCTGCCGAAGATTCATTGGATTGAGGCGTAGCATCTACTTCCAGCCCGAGACTTTTCCGGATCGCCAATCTCGCTCGCTCGCGCTTCATAAACAATTCGCGCTGCGATGTTTGGTAGAACTGGAAGTTATCCGCAGAAAGAGCCGCTGCCAGATTGTTTGCAAACACTCCAAGACTACTGAATGCCTCCGCTAGTTCATTATCACAAGCGATTTCGATAAGTAGTCTACTTTCGTCAAAGGCCGCCGAGGCTTTATCCCATCGATTAGCACATTTGTTTTGATTCTCAACCAAAGTGATATTCGTGGGTTGAGCGAATACAAGCTTTTTGGCGGTACCGAACTTAAGGAGAGACTCGTCAACTTCCGCCAATCTCTTTGCCCCTTCGAGCAGGATTTCCTTCTTCATTTCCCATTGACGTTGCTTATTCCAGACCTGTTCGTCGATCTTCGCTTCGATTTCTTTTGTGGCCTGCCTTAGTTCAGCCGTTTGAGCCTTGAGATCTCTAAAGTCCTCTTTCGTTGCTAGGTTCGCGCCTTTCTTATCGAAATAGCTCTTGAAGTAGATGCCCGCGCCGAGCATCAATGCATAGAGCACCAGCATAAGGATCGTGGCAATTATCCCCATAGCTTTTTTCCCCCGAATTGCTACGCTAAGGATAATCCCTCCCAGATGTCCACCGCGCTAGAAGTCAAGCGTGTTCCCCTCTCAGAAGATCTCCTCCATCCAGGCGACTTTGTTTTCATTGGCAAGCGCGATCCGCGGCGGACATTTCAAAGCATCCCGCTCGATCCGCCATCAATCTATGCCGACGATCTTGTGAAAGGATTCATCAAAACGATTTGGTGGAAGTTCTTCGGCAAGAAGTATGAGCTAAAGCAGATCGTCGAGTTTGTGTGGCCCGAGATCGACACCGTCATCATCAACTGCCCGGAGTGCAATCAGCCGCTCGCCACGACGGGAAGCCACAAGATCGTCAGTCTTGATCCGCTCACGATCGAGACGCCGCTCACGTGTCCTTATTCAAAGACCCATACCTTCAAGGTCGTCGAAGGAAAAATCACGCTCGCCTAAGTGTCGTCTCCTTCCCTCAACTCCAACAGCAAGCCAGGATGGTTCCCGCGTATGATGCGCGGCATTGCTTCGCGCATCGATCCCGAAATATACGAGCAGAGCCAGGGCGGATTGAGTTTCACCCGGTACGGTCTCACGAAAGCATCTGGCGGAAAGTTCGGCGACATCGACACGAGCGGCAATCAGTTCGCGATCGAGCGACCCGGCGGCGGCCATCACATCGATCCCGAGAAAGCGCTTGCGAACAATCGCGGCTACGTCTATGCGGCGGTAAATGCAAAAGCGCGAGAAGTGCAGAACATCGACTTCCGGCTGTTCGAAGTAGACGGCAAGGATCATCAGGAAAAGACCGAAAACGCGATCCTCGATCTCTTGGACGGCGTGAATCCGGACATGATCGGCTCCGAGCTGAAGTACCTTACGTCATCCCATCTCGACCTCGTCGGGAATTGTTACTGGCTGCTCACGGACAAGAGCGGCAATCCGGTGAAGGATGACCTTACAAAACCGGAGGCGATCTATCTCCTCGACCCTTCTAAGATCCATCCCGTCATCGACAAGGACAATTTCCCGTTCCGCATCAAGGGCTACAAGATGAAGCTTGAATCGCGGAACATCGTCTTCAGCCCCGGCTGCATCATCCAGTTCCGCTCGCCGGACCCGAGCAATTTCTACGAGGGAAGAGGAATCGTACAGGCGGGCGCGGAGTACATCGACAACGACAACTATGCGATGGAGTTCAACCGCAAATTCTTTATGAACGGTGCTCGGCCTGCGGGGTTCCTTGAGACCGACATGGTCGCGGAAACACAAGTGGAGTCACTCAAGATCGGTTTCGCCGACACGCATGGCGGTATCGAGAACATGAATCGGATTGCCGTCCTACCGAAAGGAGTGAAGTGGACCCCCGCCGGAACCAACCCGAAGGACATGGACTTCAAGAACCTGTCTGAGAACATGCGCGACCGCATCCTTGCGCTCTTTGGAGTAAGTAAGACGATTCTCGGTACGGCGGAATCGGACACGAACCGCGCGACGGCAGAAACTGCGGACTATGTGTTCGCGAAGCGTGTCATAAAGCCGCACATGCAGCGCATCTGTGATTTCATCAACGAGAAGTTAGTCCCGCGCTACGGCGACAACCTCTACATCAGCTTTATCGATCCTGTGCCTGAGGATCGTGCGGCGCGCACGACCGAGATGCAAGCGACGATCGGAAGCCAGCCGTTACTCACGATCAACGAGGCCCGCGACGAGTACATGGGCTTGGGTCCGGTCGAAGGCGGCGACGTGCTCATGAGCCCGACGACCATGCAGCCATCCGGCGAGCCGGTGGGCGACGGCGACGTAACTCCGCAGCCGGAGGGTGGGAATGAGCCGGAGAAGTTATACCGCAAGGCGATCGAAGCGAAGGTTCAGAAAGCGGCGAACGGCGAGCGAGTTGCCTTTCGTCCGGTGAGAACGAAGCTTCAAGCCCGTGCGAAGAGCCGCGTATCAATGGCAGAATCGCTCACAAAAAAGATCACCGCAGACCTCAAAGCAAAACTCGATCACCCCACGAAGAAATTCGGTTCGACGAAAGAGCAGGACGAAGTGCAGTGGAAGGAGTGGAGCGAATACACCGCGGCGGCTGAGAAGGAGATCGCGGAGACGATGCGGAAGATCAACGGCGAGCAGAAAAAGGAAGTGCTTGCCAGTCTTCCCTCGGCCATAGAGAAGGGCATCGATCCTACCAAGCTTTTCAATATCGACAATTGGATCTCCATCACGACGAATGCCGTGACGCCGATCATGGAGACTCTCTTTGAACACCAGTCACGTACCGCAGCGGCCGAGATCGGCAAACCTGAACTCAATCCCTTCAACGACACGACGCGCGCGGCGGTCAAGACCTCCGTTCAGCGAATGTCAGAGAGCTACAACGAGACAACTCTTTCCGCGCTCGAATCGCACATCAACGACGGTCTCCAGGCGGGTGAGAGTCTTACCGACATCACGAAGCGCGTCGAAGAAATCTACGAATGGAGCGACGAAAAGCGCGCCGTCACTGTGGCGAAGACCGAATCCTTCAGGACCGCAAACGATGCACTAAAGTCCGCTTGGCAGCAGTCCGGCGTTGTAAAGACAGTCAAGTGGTACACGAGCCAGACTTCTAATGTGTGCCCGTTTTGTCGGGCAATGGACGGCAAGACTGTCGGCATCGACGATAACTTCTTTGAGAACGGCGCGAGCCTCACTGTCGGCGAAGGCGACGACGCGAAGACCATGTCCCTCGATTACGGTGACGTGAGCGCGCCGCCATTGCATCCGAACTGCATGTGCTTCCTGCGCCCCGAGGACGTGTCAATTTGACCTATTGCATAACTCCGAATAACCAACATAATTCAAAGCAATGACTCTTGATTCCGTCGCCAATTTCATACAGCTCACCGCGTCGCAGGGGTACGGATCGACAGACACGTCCATTGTCGTTACTTCAATTCCTTCAAACTTTCCTTCAGCGCCGTTTAATATGGTCTGGTGGGATTCGACGACCTATGTGAATCCGTTGCTTGATCCGAACGTCGAGATCGTCCGCGTGACCGGCATATCTGGCGCTACCCTCACGATCACCCGCGCACAGGAAGAGACGAGCGCATCGACCAAGAACACGACCGGTCATACCTACAGCTTGATCCTTGCGATCACGGCCAAGATGATTAGCGACATCGGCAGCAATCTCCAGAAGCCGTGGCGCTTAGTCAATGTGGACGGCACGATCGACGGGAACAACACAACATTCACACTCGCCGGTGCGATAACGCCGTTCGATCCCGATTCGATGCACTTGCGGCTTGCTCGTCAAGAGCAGGAGCAGGGCATTGACTATACGATTTCAGGCACTACGATTACTTACATAACTCCTCCCCCGGCCTCGCTCGCAGGCCAACCCCACATTGCCCAATATCAATAAATAAATCACCCACATAAATGAAGAAAGCAATACCTCTGTTCTTTGGGATAGCAACACTCGTGATCGGTCTGATGGGATCGGTCGCTCGTTCCAATGCGGCACCATATCCGACCGGCATCGGCGGTACCGGGACAGCCGCGACACCGTCAGCCGGACAGGTATTGATCGGCACCGGCGGCGGGATCTACACTCCTGCCTACCTGCTCTGCGCTGGTACATGCTCGATTTCAAGCGCGAGCGGGACTATCACGATCACCGGTACCGGCGTGGCGACGAACACCGGCAACTGGGCCGGAACGTGGCAGCTCTATAACCCAAGCGACTTTTTGAGTAGCAGCACACCCGTTGTGAATACCGTGAACGGCGGCAGCGGGACGGTGACGATCACGAGCAGCACGCTTGGCGTCGTCTGGCCCACGATCAACGGCACCAAGAGTGCGGCGTACAACATCACGGCGACGAACGGCGCCACCTCGACGGTGTCGGGCGCGACGACGACGATCAGCGTGAGCTTGAACAACGGCAGCGCGGTGACGTGCAGTGCGAACCAGTTCCTCAACACGATCAGCGCGACCGGTACGGCGCAGTGCGGAACGATCAGCTTCCCGACGAACCCGACCTACACCGTCGCAGGGGGAACCGGCGTATCGACCTCGATTGCGACGAGTTCTACCAACACGACGACGACCGTCACTTTGAACATCAATAACGGCAGTGTGCAGACCTGTACCACCGGCCAGGACGCGAACTCGATCACCGGGACCGGAATAATCTCGTGCATCGTCGCGGTTCATACGCTGGACGGCGTAACCACCTCGACGATCAGCTTCATCGCCGCAGGCGGTACGTCCATCTCGACTACGACGAACTCAATTACGTTCACGAGCGTGAGCACGAGCACGGCGAATACGTGGACGGCGCTCCAGACCTTCACGGGTCTCACTGCCAACGGCCAAGTCACGCTCGCATCGACGACGAACGCATTGCTCACGGTGAACGGTTCGGGCCAAGTATCGGGATATGCAGGCTCGACCTGTTCGGCGGGTCAGGCCCCGCAAGGAATATCCGCCACCGGCACGGTGCAGACGTGTACGGCCTATCTCACGGGCAATCAGAGCGTGACGCTCACAATTTCCGGCGACGCCACGGGAACCGCTAGCGGGGCGACGAGCATCAACGATTCCATCCAGGTGACGGGGCTTCTCGGAAAGTCATTGCCTTCGCTCGCGACGGGAACGCTCGAATATACCGGCGGCGCATGGACGCTTGCGCCGATCGCGACTTCGGCAACGTACACATTCGCCGCGGGAGCCGGAGAATCGGTATCCCAAACAACGAGCACGACCAACACCACAACGACCTATACGAATACCGGGGTTACTTCACTGAATGGTGCGACTGGAACCGCGACGTATGCGGATAGCTGCGTTTCGGGATGCACGGTAACCACATCCACGACGGGGAGCGCGATCACTGTGACGGCCAGCTCAAACAATGCGACTGGCACCCCGGATGCGACAGCGGTATATAACGCAACGAATACGCTCATCTCGACACAGCCGTTCATTATCACCCCCACACTTTTGGCTTCGGGATGCGTCGGATCCTCTACCGCTTCGACACTGAATGGATGCGTGCAGGCGATTATTCTCAATCAGATTTCCGTCGCAAGCGGAACCTCAATCATCTTTTCGGGATTCTTCGGCACGAGTACCTATCCGGCCGCAATCAACCTCAACACCAACGGGTTCGCCGTGCAGATTTCATGCACCGCAGGCACGGTGCTTGAATATGGCGGAACGCAGGCAAATGCTTCGAGCGGCGCACAGGTATTCAACTTTGGAGATCCCGCCGGTCATCCCATACTCGCAGAATTTGCGGGCTGCGATACATGGGGCCATACCTCCAAACTTATCGCGGGCAACACGAACACGGCCACCACGACCGGCATCTACTTCGGCGGATCGTACGGCGCGGTCGGCATCAACTATATGGGAAACATCAACGGCTTTGGAATTAATTATGTCGTTGGACAGAACGCCTATATGGATGCCTTCACGGGAACGAGTTCGGGCGGCAACGGAGGCGTGATTACGCAGACCGGCAATGTAATAAACGGATCGAGCATGATAAGCGGCGTCACCAACGGATCGCTCATCCCACTCGGGGCCTACGTCTCTGGTACCGGCATTCCGAACAACTCCGAAGTCATTGGAACGACGAGCTCGACCATCACCATGAATCAGAATGCGAATGCAACCGGAACGAGCGCGACACTCACCGTCCAATTCGGTTCTCTCGGCCAATATGACCTAGCGAATAACTCGGGAGAGCGCCCGATCGTTTCCGGCGTGTTTACCGACCCCGGCAATTCCTCGGCGACGAATGCGATCTATATAGCCGGAGGAGGCGTGGCCGACTGGTTCTGCGTGTCCCTCGCGCTCGACGATGCTCAACTTCACGCAGGATATTCAAATGGCCTTATCGGATGCGCTCAGGTCCATATCGAGGATTCTGATTACTCCAACTACGGCGCGTACACCCCGATCTGGCTCGATTCTTCTCAGGCGACTTTCGCAGATTTTGAATCGATCAGTGTGGCGAACGACCCAAGCGCGGCGAACACCTCGGAAGGATTTCAGACCATCATCAAGCATGGTGTGAATCTAAAGGTAGGGGGACTCTTCATCCAAAACTATAACGGCGCGACCGTCGTCAACGCGGTAGATCACTCGCTCAACAACGGCTCGGAGTCGGAGCAAATTTGCGACGTACAGACAACGAACGGCACCGGCCTCACGAACATTGTGGCAGGCGGCGGAGGCAATACCTATTCGCAGGCGGCTGGCCTTGGATGCTCTCAGGACGTGGCGAACAGCTATACGATTAACATCTTCCCGAACGGCAACAACACAAACGACATCACGAGCGGCAACGCGATAGTGGCGACCTTTGACCACACGGGCGACTGGACGTTCCAAAACAACGGCACAAACGGATCGGTAACGATCACGGGCACGCTCTCGGCTTCGGGCAACACGACGCTCGGCGGCACACTGAACGCGAGCAGTACGATTACGCAGGCCGGAGTGCCGGTCCTTACGACCGCCGTCACGAATTTCAATGGTTCGGCGAGCTCGACGCAAAACTATGCGAATGTCGGGAGCGGTAATGTGACGACCACAAAAGCGACAAGTGGTGGAAACAGCACAACGACGATAAGCCTCACCGGCCAGATTCCCGCTGCGAACATCGATGCGAATATCACCTCATCGACGTGGAGCTTAATCATCGACAATGCGACGACGACCGCTAGCACGACGAACTATGCCTCGCTCCGGACTGCAGCATCGACAAAGCTCGCATGGATGGGATGCTATGACACGGTAGGAACGACGACGCTCAATATCTTCATTCCGACAGCATTCAGTACGACGACGGTATCGAGCACCGTCAATGGATCGTTCGCGTGCGGCGGCGGAAACTCGAGCACGCTTTCAACGGTGTTGCCCGCAGGAAGCTATCTCGATGTGGAAGTGTCTTCGACGGCCGGAACGCCTGTCGCGACGTTCCTCTACATTGATTCGACCACGCAATAATGAACAAGAGATATGCTAAATATCTTTCGGTAGTCGCAGCGATATTCCTCGGCTTTTTTCTTGCTGCTCCGGCATCCGCGACGATCACCAGCATCACCGGCGGAACGACCACGACATCCGGCGGCAATACGATCGTCACGTTCACCTCGAATGCAACCGCTACCGTCACCGGAACCGGAAATATTAGCGTACTCGTCGTAGGCGGCGGCGGTGGAGGCGCACAGTCAACAAATCAAAACGGCGGCGGTGGAGGCGGTGGAGGCGTTATTGCAACGACATCATTCGCGGTGACATCAACCGCATACACCGTCGTCATCGGAGCTGGCGGTCCGGCTGCAACAACGACGGCCTATCAGCCCAATGGTGCGACGTCTTCATTCAGCTCATTAATAGCTCAAGGCGGCGGCGCTGCGGGTATCGTCGATGCGGAAGGTAACGGACAAAACGGTGGATCTGGCGGTGGTGGAGGCGGTGGTGATTCGTTAGCACCGACCGGTGGATCTGGCGTTGCAGGACAGGGAAATGCCGGAGGGAGCGGCCGCATCGGATCTGGTGGCGCAGGATCCGCGAACGGTTATAACTCCGGCGGCGGCGGAGGGGCAAATGCAGTTGGAGGCAATGCCGCCGCAACAACATCTGGCGCTGGAGGAAACGGAACATCGAGCAGTATCTCTGGATCATCGGTTGTCTACGGCGGTGGTGGAGGCGGTGGTGCAGATGATTTTCGCGTGACGTCCGGATCGGTCGCGGCAGGAGGAACGGGCGGAGGCGGCGCGGGTGCGTATGAAAGCGGTGGTACAACATTCATTGCTTGTACGGCAGGAACGAACGGTCTCGGCGGTGGTGGAGGTGGAGGAGGAAATCGATCGAGCACCGCAGCGTGCGCCGGTGGAAACGGTGTCGTTATATTGAGCTATCCGACCTATGTCGCCCCGACAGTCGCGGGCATGACGTTTCACTGGGTCAACAATAATTAAAACCATGTACGGCTTTTCCGGATACGGCACCAATGCATACGGCTCGGAACGCCAGGGCCTCCTCGCCCCTGTCGTGAGACTCGCTATGCGCATTGTGCAGAACGGCTATAACGTTGTTATGGCGCTCACGCTCTAAGTTAAAAATCATCACTCTCTAACTATGATCCTCCAACCTCAGATCGTCGGCCAGGGCGATTACGGATATGAACTTCCTTTCACGCTTCAGGACGGAAACGGAAACGCCGTAAACCTGAGCGGCGCGGCGCTCGTCATCAACGTGCAGGACAGCCAGGATGCCTCGGATGAGTTGCTGTTTAGCGGTTCAATGACCGTAGATAATGCTTCAGCCGGAACGTGCCACTACACCGTCGCACAGAGCAATTTTCCGAGTCCCGGAACGTTCCTTGCACAGATCACGGCCACGTGGTCAGAGACGGAGCAGCACACATGGACGGGCATCAAGATCATCGTCGAACCGCAGCTACCGAAGACGAACAACTAGAAACGAACAACTAGCCTTATGTCAGAGCACCTCAAGTCCACCGCTTACGAAACCGTCAGATGCTCCGGTTGTCCCAACCTCATCAGCCGCAGGCCTGGCGTAAGAAATCCGATGTGCGTCGATTGCAAACGGAAGCACGCGAACGACCGCTGGAATTCCCGCAAAGACGTCTACCGGAAGCGCAAATGACTATACACATCAGCACCGCCTTGTAAATAAATGACCCCTTGCTAACCTACAAGCATGAACAACAAATCACTTTTTGCGGGAGTGATCGCTCTCTTGATCGTGGGCGGTTTGGTCGGTGGGTATGTGGCATATAAATTAGCACCCGAACTCGGCGGAGATTTCGCCGGCGGAATCGTACCGTCAACTCTCGAAACAGGCAGCGCGAGCGGAGGTCTCACGGGCAATGGCTCTATCCAGCCGGTCGGATCGTTCGCCTATGACGCGGCAAATGGCCTCTCCATCGGCGGTTCTGACCAATACCACGGCCTCTCGGCATATGTGACCGCATCCGGCACTCCGGCAGCGGCAGTGACGCTCGGCCCTCTCGGCGCGACGACTTCGACGGCGACGACTTCGGTTACGGTGCCCGAAGCAGCGGGCCTCACGATTGGCGCGATCTGCAGCGGCAGTTCCGCGACGACCACAGTCAATGTGTCCGGTTGCTTGCTCGCGACAACGAATGGCGCGACGGGGACAGCGACGATCTACTACAACAACGGGACGGGAGCTGCGCTCTCGGTGCCGACCTCGACGGTGTTCCGAATTTCGTTCGACGAGCTTCCGTACTAAACCTTACCTACCTTTCTCGGTGGATGAACAACTAAAGACATTTTCAAAAGAGATCGCGCTTCAAGTGAAAACTGCGCTCGGCGCGCAATCAGTTGAGGACCTTGTAAAAGCGATCAAAGCGTCCGGCGATGACCGGACGTTTGAAGTTGTGATGAGCACGTCCGACGAAGACCGCCAGGGCGACGAGCTCGACCAGTCAAAGTGGGATCTCAAGTATTTCGACCTGAATCCGGTTGTCCTCTGGGCGCACAACTACGGCGGATTCCCAATTGGTATCGTCACCGACATCCAGATCGAGGGCAACAAAGCCGTCGCCACCGGCAAGTTCGCGCCGGAAGGGGTCAATCCCGAGGCGGACATGGCGTGCGCGCTGTATCAACAGAAGATTCTCCGCGCAGTCTCTCCGGGCTATATCCAGAACGACGACGGTACGCGGGAATTGCTTGAGATAAGCTTCTGTCCCGTTCCCGCCGGTAAATTTGCGCTGTCATTGCGCCAGGTACGCGCGCTCGGGGTATCCACCCGCGAGCTTGTCACCAAGGGCTTTTTCTATGAAACGAAGGGCGCGGTCCCGTACAAGGATCACGGCATGGCTGATCCTGATACCGCATGGGATGGCCCGGCAGAGGAAAAAGATTGCGGCGATGATCTTGGAAAGCTGAAAAGCATCTGCGCATGGTTCGATTCCGAGAACTCGGATGTGAAGTCAGCCTACAAGCTCCCCCATCACCGCGCCTCCGATCTTAAAGCAGTTTGGAAAGGAGTGGCAGCAGCGGCAGCCGCCTTACAAGGTGGCCGAGGGGGAGTTGACATTCCCTCCGGCGACGTTGCCGCCGTGAAAGCCCATCTCGCCAAACATTACGCTGAATTCGGAAAAACTCCGCCATGGGAGGAAAAATCCGAAAAGTCGCCACACATCGGCGACACCTGCGAATTGGAAGACGGCACACCGGGGATACTCGCAGACAACGACAAGAATCCCGGAACCCTCATCTGTGTCCCCTCCAAATCAACTAAATCAGAAAACATGAACGACGAACTCAACAAGAAATTCAAAACAGAAAACGAACGGCATGGCAAAGCATTTGCTAAGGCCATTGATGAGTTCAAGGGCATCGATGAATTCGAGAAGTCCATCGACGGCGAACAGGAGGACCATCTTGAGAAGTGCATGAAGGCCATCGACGAGGGCTACGAGCTTCAGGACCAGAAGAAATCCATCGACGAGTTCAAATCAGCCATCCAGGCCGAGCACCTCACGCACGTGAAAGCGTGCGACAAAGCGATCGACGAGTTCAAGTCGGATCACGCAGAAGCCGACGGTGATGACGAGCGCCAGCAGGCCATCGACAAGTTCACGAAAGCGATCGGCACAGAACTTGATCGCCACGAGAAAGCGCACGAGGAGCTGCTCAAAGAGGAAACGGGCGAAGGCGACGATGAAGAGAAGTCCGTGCAGGAACTCGTCACGAAGATCGGCAGGCAGATTTCCGCGAAGAACAAGGAGAAATTGAAAGCCATCTTGGAAAAGATGGATTCCCACCACAACGATGTCACCGCGGCCCTCAAGGAGCTTATCGGCTCCGAAGACGGCGGCGGAGGGGAGGAACCTTCCCCGAAGCCGAAGGACGATGAGTCCGAAGGCGACGAGAAGGCCCTGAACTCAAGGTCGAGCACCTCAGGAGCAAGCGCGGACTTGGAGGCCTACCTCCTCGGCCAGCGGCTCGTGAGGCAGGTCAAAACTGCTTCGGAGGATGCTCTTCGCCAATTCAAAGAAAAGATTCGGCTGGCGCGCACTTCGGGCAGATAGACCTTTCCCACAACAAATCAGTGGAACAAAAAGAAATCTTGGAAGCAGTCTCAAAGACCGTTTCCGAAGGGTTTAACGACTTCATGGAGAAGTCCCTCGTCCCGACGATGGAGGACATCTCCGTAAAGAATGCCCGCAAGGTTGTCGAGATGGCGCTTATCGAGCGATCGGTAAAGGGCCGCGACATCACCGGGCTCGACACGGAACAGAAGATCAAGTTCGCCAAACAGGTCCAGTCCGTCTTCCGGGGCAACCGGGATGGCGCATTGGTCATGAAAGCGAACGAGGCGCTCATCGAAGAGCAGGACAATCGTGGAGGCTACTTGGTTGAACCGGAAGTTGCGGCAGCGATCCTTCGTATCGCCGCTTCAGTCGGAACGATCATGAAGCAGTGCCAGCAATGGCCGATGAAGACCGATGAATTGGGCATCCCCAATTACACCGGCTCATTCCTGACCGGCTCTTATGTCGGCGTCGATCTTCCCGGCACGGTCACCGGACTCACGTTCGGCCAGGCCGTCCTTATTGCCCGCAAGTGGCAGCTCGCGTTCACCGTTGGCAACGACCTTTTGGCCGATGCTTCGGTGCAGCTCGCGGACTGGCTTATGGCGATGGCAGGCGAGGCGCTCGCGAACATGGTTGACCAGCAGGGATTCGTCGGCGGTACCGTTACCACCGCTCCGGGTCCTTTCGTCGGCATCCTGAACACCGCGAACGTGAACACGTACACGATGAAGGCTAGCAACAGCCAGACCACGTATGCGTCGTTCAATCCGGTCACCGATGCCGCCAACGTCATCGCGACGTTGGAGGAATCGATCTTGGATGGCGCCGCATGGTTCATGCACCGCACCGTCTGGGCCGGCATCCGCTCCGCGCTTGCTTCGTCCTCGGGCCTTCCGTTCCTGTTCCTCTCCGGAGCAGGCAAGGAACTCGATGACCAGCCGGGAGGCGGACCGATCCGTCCTGCAGGTTCGATGGCCGGTTATCCGGTCTACACGAACCGCTGGCTCCCCGCAACCACCGTTGTCTCGCAGACGGGCACCGCATTCATGATCTTCGGAAATATGAAGGCGTGCGCGTTTGGCGACAAGGGTGATATGCGCGTGGCCCAGTTCGATTCCGGTTCGTTCGGCGGCAAAGAGGTGGCTCTTTCCGACCAGCGCGGCATCGTCTACAAGCACCGCCACGCTTTCGTGGTCGTGCTCCCCAAAGCGTTCACCGTCATCTATACGGCGGCGTCCTAACGTTCTTATCCGCTTCCGGCTTGCGCTCATTCCAAACCGCGAGCCGGAACGGATGGGGTAAATAAACCGCCCGTCGAAGCGCGCAAGCGTTTCGTCCCTTCCGAATAAAGTCGAGGGAAGGCAGGGGCCAACAATCAATAACCATGCGTTTCAGTGCATACGACGACATCCATCAGGTGTCAAGCATCGTCCCGCAGAGCGTCTCGGGTGGGAGCGCCGTGGACGGCGTTTCCGTCGATACCGAAGGGTATGACAACGCCAAGCTCCACGTGTACTCGGCCGAGGCTTCGGGTTCTCCGTCCGCCGCGTCGCTCGCAGTCACGCTCCAGGAGAGCTTGGACGGCTCGACGAATTGGGCGAACGCGCTCGACAACACCGGGACCGTCATCGGCTTCACTCTTACCGGTCTCCAGGCCGCAGCAGGAGTGAATGCCGCCCGCATCGAAGGCCTCAACCTTAATCGGAAGCGGTATCTTCGCATCGTGGTGACGCCGACCTTCACCGGCGGCACGTCGCCCGCGGTGCTCGCTTATGGCGAGATCGTCTTCGGCGGCGGGGCACAGCAGCTCCCCGTCACGACGACAAATTCGAACACCTAGTTCGAACCTTCGTCCCGTGGCTCTTCCGGTGAGGTAAGAGCCACGAAGCGAGGGTTTCCCCTCCACAACAATGCCCACCACCGAAAAAGTCTACCCATATTCCCTTACCACTTTGCAACGGTGTAAAGACAGGTTGGACATAATCATCGACGACAAGGATGCCGTCCTCACGCGCATGATTAACGCCGCCACGGACTATATCGAGCGCGAGTGTGGCAAAACCGGCCTTGAGATGTATCCGAACGACGGCCATTTCGTGCAGAAGACCTATACGAACGAGGTGTACACCGCGCAGGGAAGGAAGCAGGAACGCCTTGTTCTGCGAAACGCGCCGGTCATCTATCTCATCGTCACCGGCAATCTCACGCAGGGATCGGCGGTAGTCACCAACGTCGCGCCGTCCACCGGAATCGTTGCCAATATGCCGCTCTATGCGATCCAGGGACTCTTTCCGCAGGGAACGATTGTCTCCTCGGTGTCTGGCACCTCCGTCACCATGAGCCAGCCAGCGAGTGTCACGCAGAACGGTGCAGTGTTCGAGATCTCTGGCCTCATTTCCTTCCAGTGGCGCTCAGGAACGCCGAGCAATCCCAACTGGATAAGTTTCATCCAGGATCAATTCGAGCTCGATCAGCAAGGGCACTCAGGCATCATCCGTGTCTACGGCTCGATTCCGGGGCTCTACAACAACATGATCCGCGCGACCTATGTCGCGGGGTATCCGGTAGATTGGCAGAACGCCGGCAACGGTTCCACCCACCAGCTTCCTTCAGATCTAACGGGTGCCTGCGAAAACCTCGTGACGCGACTCTATAAACGTCGCCCCCTCGACGGAAAGGCAAGCGAAGCGATCCAGGGCGCAACGACATCATGGAGAGATGCGCTCGACGGGTTCGACCGGAACATCATCACCAACTATCGCCGTGTCGGCAACATTTTCTAATCCATGAACGGCGCAACATTCTCAGTTTCAATCCCCAACCTTCCGGCCTTGCAAGATGCGCTTGCAGACTACCCCGCGATCTCGCAGCCGATCATTCAGAATGCCGTCGTCGCGGCACAGGCCATACTCGCCAAGTACACAACCGGGGCGACCGTTCCGATCAAAACCGGATACCTCGTGCAGAATTGGGCGTTCGAAATAGGGAATCTTGTCGCGCGCTGGTATCCCCGCGCAAGCTACGCGCCCTTTGTCGAGTTCGGGACCGGACCGCATGAGATCAAGGCGGTGAATAAGAAAGTGCTTGCAAACACGCAAACCGGCCAGGTATTCGGTCCTGTCGTCCATCATCCGGGCACGAAAGCAAATCCCTTCATGGAAAGAATCGTGGCCGCCGCCCAGCCCGACATCGCGGTCCTTTTCAGTCAAGCGCTCGACAAAGTAAACGAAGCGATCGCTTCACAAGCCAATGGCTAACACTCCCTCCCAAAATATTAAGCAGGCAATCATCACCGATCTCCAGTCACTCGTTTCAAGCGGCGCGCTCGGATCGGTCGCTGCCGACGATTTTACGAAACTCAATCCACTCGACCGGACATGGGGAGCATTCCCGGCCGCGCTCGTCATTCCGCCTACCGTGAGCCAGTCGGAATACTACGACGTGGCCACCAACTTGCGGGAATATACCTGGTACGTTATGGTCGTCACGACCCCCGACAACCTGCCCTCCGCCGATCCCACCTATCTTGAAGGGTTGATGGACTCAGTTCTCCAGGTCTTCGACAATGACGTCACGTTGCAGGGTATGGCCGTGGGCGGGGTGAATCCAGCCATTCTTGACCCGCCGGGACCTGTGAGTAGCAACAACGTGACATATGTGACCATGTACATTACGCTTAAGGCAAAGGCCCTCGTGCCTGCCGCAGTCCAATAAATTAACTCATCTCATTCGTGGACATTCCAGAAAAAACAAACAAAATGATCGACGGCGCAGACGCCCTGAACAAGGATGTCCAGCCGACGACGGTCAAGGCTGCTTCGCAACTTGAGAACGAGTACTTCTACCCCGAATCGGGCGGCTACCAGGCGATCAGCGTCCGCGCGGCCACACGCGAAGATGCGCACGCGATCTATCTCGCAAGACGAACGCCGGTGAGTCCGGAAAAGGTCGCAGAAGAAACCCATAACGAATAACCATGTCACAAAAAGGCATAGGGCGGCGGTTCAGTATCGGCATCGCCAAAGAAGTCACCCGCGGCACGGCCATTTCATCGGCCAACCATTGGCTTCCGTTCAGCGACGCATCGCTCGACGAAAAGTACACGAATGTCGCGCAGGACGAGGCATACGGCATCATCGAGGATTCGGTCGGCCAGTTCCGCGTAAAGAACTGGGCGGAAGGGACACTCAAGGTTCCGCTCACGGATCTCAGCCTGCCGCTCATCCTGTACTCGATGTTCGGCGCGAGCGCAGACACCACGCACTCGGGCGAAACCGTCGTCTACGACCATAAAGCGACCGTGGGCGAAACCGCCCAGCACCAGTCGCTCACCCTCTTCATTCACGATCCGCTTTCGGGGGTCGATTACTCGCACGCGCTGGGTGTCATTCACAAAATGGACCTCGACGTGGAGCTTAAGAAGTTCGCCGAGCTGTCCCTTTCAGTGAAGGCACTCAAGGGCGTTTCGCAAAGCTCGTTCACGCCGTCCATCGCGGCGGAGAACCGCTTCCTCCCGCAGTACATGACGTTCAAGTACGCGACGAGCGTCTCCGGTATCAGCGGCGCAACAGCGATCCCGCTCAAATCCTTCAAGCTCTCCATCGACTCGAACATTGAGGACGATGAAGTGCTCGGCAGCATCGCGCCGATCGATTATTTGAACAAGGAGTTCAAGGTAACGGGATCTCTTGAGGCGATCTGGCAGAACGAGTCGGACTTCAAAACCGTTTCTCTTGCTTCTCCGAACGTCCCGCAGGCGCTCTCGATCGTACTTCAGAACACGGACGTCAGCATCGGCACCGTCCCGTCGCATCCGACAGTCAACATCACGCTCGACCAGGTGTATTTCACCGAATTGAGCAGGCCGATCAAGATCAAGGACCTCGTGTACCAGACCGTGAAATTCGTGGCGACGTATTCGACGGCGAATTCGGAGATGCTGAACATCATCACGACGAACACGGCAGCAACCAGCGCATAGTCAACAAACTTAAATCCTCACCACAATGTCAGAACGCAAGAACAAGACGGTCACCACACCGTCGAACCACACCGTCGAGCTTAAGGAGTATATTTCCGCCGGAGAATTCCTCGACATCAACGACGCGAAGGAGGGCACCGACCTTTCAAAAACCGAGCTTGCGAAGCGGCTCGTGAACATCGCCATCGTCTCCATCGACGGCGTCACGGAGAACATCTCCGCGTCGCTCCGTGATCTTCCCCTCGGCGATTATCTCTTCCTCAGTAAGGAAGTGACGAAGATCGTCAACGGGGATTTTACGGAGGCGAAGATTCCAGTCCAGAGCTGATCTGGCACGAGTTCTTCGCCCTCGGCCGCGCGTACCTCCCGCAGGAGATGAAAGCCATCCTTCTTTGCCGCGAGATGAAGTGGGATTGGTTCACGTACCGCGCGCAGCCGCATTGGTTCGTCAGCAATCTTCTTATCATGCTCCAGGCCGAAGCAGAAGAGGCCAAAAGCAAATCCAAGTAGTAGCGTTGCAAACCGTCCCGGAATATGGCTTAGTTAAGGGGTCGAACGGTCGAATCGACGCATAACTATATACACCATGGAAACATTCGCAATTCTCCTTGTCTTCGGCGGCGGACCTCTTGCCATCTTCGCCTTCATTATCTTCGCCGCCGTTCATCGCGCGCGCCAACGTAAAACGATCTACGACGCCGCGCAAAAATATCTCAACTCCTAACACACGATGGACTCCGAGCTTCAGATCCTCATATCGGCCGTTGATGATGCCTCGGAGACCTTAGATGCGGTTGGTGAATCGGCCGCTGGCATGGCCGACGAGATCACGACAGCCACGGATGCCGCGAGCGACAGCTTCGCGGAATTTGGTTTGCAGGTAAATGCAACAACCGGCGAAATTGAAAATGCGCTGCTCACGCAAGAGCAGTCGTTTGCCGTTGCTGCTGATCTCGTGAACGCTTCGAGCGACGAGATGATCGACCTCATGACCGAGGAAGGGATCTCGGCACAGGAAGCCGCTGCTGTCATCGAGGAGGCGAATGCGACCATCGCCGAATCGGGCGCTGCCGCAAGCACCGCTTCCGCCGGCGCCTACGCAGGGCTTGCCGCGATCGCCGGCATCGCATTTCTGGCGATCAAAGGCGGGATCAGCGATGCGGTCGAAGCCGCGCAGGAGTGGGATGAGACATCGGCCGGACTGAATCAGGTGCTCAAGGACACCGGTTCAAGCATCCCGCTTTCAGCCATCCAGGCGTACGCAGTCCAGCTTCAACAGACGACGCTCTTCGGCCAGAACGACATCCTTACTTCGGAGTCGATGATCCTCAGCCATCAGAACCTCCAAGCGTCGTATGAGCAGACGACCGACATGGCGGCCGACTTGGCCACCAAGATGGGCTCCGATCTTCCTTCCGCGACGAAGATTCTGACGAACGCGCTTGCCGATCCGGTTGCGGGGCTGAATCAGCTCATCCGCCAGGGCAACATCGATTTCCCCGCAGCAGCGGTCACGATGATTCAGAATCTCGCGAAAGCGGGAGATACCGCCGGTGCGGATGCGGTCATCATGCAGACGTTGCAAAACTCGATAGGCGGAATGTCGCAAGCAGCGGCCAGCGCACCGGGTGCGGCGCTCACGCAGTTGCAGAACAGCATGACCTCGCTCGGCATCGCAATCGGGAACGATCTTTTGCCGCTCCTGGATGCAATTGCAAAGGACATGGAGCCGGTCATCACCGACGTCGTCGCGTGGACGACGGCTCATCCCAAACTCACGGATGCCATCGTCCTCGGATCGGCCGCCCTCGCCGCTTTACTGCTTCTCGTCGGGCTCGTCGGCGTTGCAATCATTACCGTGACGCCGGTCGTGGCGGCCATCGGCGTCGTCATTGCAGCACTGTCCGCCCCTATCGTGGGCGTCGCAGCGTTACTTGTGGTTCTCGCGGCGGCTGTCTATTTCAATTGGAATCTCATTAAGACGGACACCGAAACAATTTGGTCGTACATCAGCGACTTTATAAAAGACATTTGGAGTACGATTCAGAACACCGTGAAGACCGGTGTCGATTATGTCATCAGCGCGATCAACGCATTTATCAACGCGCTCGATGCGATCAAAATAAGCATCCCCTCGATCTCCATTCCCGGCACGAAGCTCGCCACTCCGTCAATCAATCTCGGTTTCAACATTCCCGACATCCCGATGCTTGCCGCCGGAGGATTCGTAACGCAGCCGACACTTGCGCTCATCGGCGAAGCGGGTCCGGAAGCCGTTGTCCCGCTCTCACAGATGGGCGGCGCGGGAGCGGGTGGCCAGACAATACAAGTTTTCATTCAAGGGGGAAATTATCTCGACGCGACGGGCGCGACGATGATCGGCAATGCGCTTGCGAAACAGATCATTCAGCAGATAAGAGTACGAAACTATCAGCCGTAGCATGGCGAATCCCGTAAAGATTCTCGACAACGGAACTGATATTTCGAAGTCTGTCGATTGGAAATCGATCGATTTTATCGATGTGCTGACCAAAGAAACTGGGACCGGAAAGTTCAACGTCCGCCAAGGCGTCGGACAGACCTATCCTGCGAAAGTCATTCCCGTCATCGGTGACACGATTGAGCTCTACGACTCCACGGGTCTCATATGGGGCGGCAGCGTCACTGAAGTCGAACCGATCATCTCCGGCCTCATGATTACGTGGCAGGTCACGGCGACTGACTGGGGTTTCTTGCTCGACGGCACTCTCGTAAAGAAGAACTACGCCGGCATGGACCCGGCCGACATTGTTGCAGACCTTATCAACACGTTCTGCGCGGGAAAGGGCTTCAATCTCGGCGGAGTCCAGCGCGGCAACTTTCTTGTCGAGACGATCAAATTCAACTATCAGCAGCCCAGCAAGGCGCTCCAATCACTTGCAAAGCTGATCGGCTGGGATTGGTTCATCGGTCCGGACAAGACAGTCTACTTTTTCTTGGGTGATGTGGACGACGGAGAAGGCGGCGGCGCAATCGGGGACGGAGGAGTAGCTCCGATTACCGTGGATGCGACGAGCGGAGAAGTCGAGTGGAATTCCCTCGACATCGACCTCCAGATCACGAACATGCAGAACTCCGTCTACGTGATCGGCGGCACGCTCCCCGTCATGTTCACGGCCTCGAACACGAATGATGTATACCCCACAAACGGCACGGCCAATACCTTTCCGGTCGCATACGCCTACAGCTCAAGCACGATCGTCGTCGAGCTGAATGGCGTCCCGCAGAGCGTCGGCATCCTGAACCAGGTGACCGACCCCTCGACCGTGGATGTTTTGTACAGCGACTCCAGCCGATTCATCCAGTTCACCGCCGGTGCGCCCACGAACGGGCAGGTGGTCAAGATATTCGGCACTGCCCAGGTGCCGATCGTCGCGCACGCGCAGAATTCGGCGAGCATCGCCCTCTACGGCGAGCGCCAGGGTGTCGTCACCGACTCCACGATCACGTCCGTCCCTGAAGCTCAATTGCGTGCGCAGGCGCAGATCCTCCAGTTCGGGCATCCGGTCTACGACATAAAATTCAACACGCTCATTCCCGGCTGCCAGATCGGACAAACGATCAAGGTCAACATTCCCGCGATGGGCATTACGAACTACAACCTCGTCATCAAGCGCATCGAGGCGGTGGGATATGCTCCCGGCGACGACACCCTCAACATCGATGGGATGCTTGAATATCAGATCGAATGCATCGGGTCGGACACTGTGACGTTCACCGACCTCATGACGACTATCCTTCAAAATGAGCAAGCGCAGACCGACGTGTCTGATGACACGATCACAGAAGACCTGCAAGTGGCTTCCGAAACGCTCGTGCTCGCGGACACCGTAACCGTCACCAGCGCAACCCGGCCATATAAATGGGGATCGTTCCGCTGGGGATTCTTCCGATGGCAGTGACTTCTCCACAGCCGCACTATGGATTCGCACCCTGTGTGTAGCTATTATTGAAGGAATCCCCAAATATGCTTAATGCTGAACAGCTCAAAGTTTCGGGCAGGATCATCGTGCGCTCATACCCCGCGGGAACGCTCCATCTTTATGAAACCCTCAAGGAACTTGGACGCCTCGACGAAGCGCGAGAGATCCTTGCGGACGGAAAGATCGAAGTTGAGCAGCACAACCTCATCGTGGACTCCTCGAACTATGGCATTGACATCCTCGTTCAGTACCTCATCAGCGCATTCACCGGCATGCTCAATTTTCCGCTCGGGATTGCATGGGGCGAAATCGGCACCGGTGCCACTACTCCCAGCGCCGGCAATACAGCCCTTACAACGCCGACAAACCGTGCGGCCGTGTCGTACGCTGCGGACTTCGGCCTCAATACCGCCCAGCTTCAGTTTTTCTTTCCTGATAGCGTCCTTGCAAATACAACTTATTACGAGTGCGGGTCATTTATCGGCGGGAGTTCGACGATCGGTTCCGGCAATATGTTCAATCACGCGCTTTTCACCTCGGGCTATTCGAAATCTGCCGGGACAGACACGACTTTAGAAATAGACATCGCTTTTTCTAACTAGCATGAAATCTCGACCAGTAGCTTCAGGGCAAACAGGGTATCCGCAACAGCTTGATTCCTCACGTGACGATTCGCGCGGCGGCGGCTTTCTCTTGGCGCATCAGCAGCTCGGGGCTTTGGCGCTAGGCACCAACCCCACGAACGGCCAGGCCGTCACGTTAGACGTGAACGGCACAAATATTGTCGCGACCTTCGTGACTGCGATCGGTTCGGCCGCGAACAATATCTTGATCGGAGTGTCCGCAGCAGCGAGCGTCCAAAATCTCTTGAACTGGCTGCGCAGACCAGACGTCACGAACTCGAATCAGGTTGCCGCATCCGGCGCGAACCAATTACTTCTCTCCTATGTCGGCTGGGCCTGGCCCGGATCATCGACGACAATCGTCCCCTTCTCGCTGAACAAGAACGTGAACGACATTGTAGGGTCGCTCACGAGCTACAGCATCACGACAACCGTGACGAGTGGCACGTGGACCGCGCAGACGATGCAGCTCTACATCGAAGACGGCACGTATTACATCGGCACCACCCGCGTGCTTTTCACCGGCGGAAGCACCCCAACGATCACCGCTCCGGTCTCTCATCCCCGAATAGACATCGTGACCGCTGATTCCACCGGGACGATTGCCGTCACTACTGGAACAGAGAGCGTGTCGCCAACCGCCCCCGCGTACCCTGCAAACAAGGTCGTCATATGCGAGATATATAACGTCGTCGGCGAAACCGCGATGTACGACAACGAGAATCAGCAGAGCGGAGAGGGATACATCTTTAACGACGTGCGCCCGATCGTCGCACCGGTATATGTGGGCTCCATGTCGCAGCTCGGCCCAGCGCTCATCGAACAAAGCGCCGCCGAGATCTCGGCCGCTGACTCCGGCAGCGCGAACGCCTATGCGATCACGCTTTCCCCTGCGCCCGCGTCCCTCACGACCGGCATGATCGTTCAAGTATTGAATATCGCCCACGCCTGTACCGGAACTTCTACGCTCAACGTAAACGGTCTTGGAGCAAAGACGATCCACAAAGCCGGCTCGACCGCACTCGCATCCGGCGATCTCGTTGCTGGCATGAACGCGATCCTTTCCTACGATGGAACGTATTGGCAACTGCTTTCCCCGACCGCGAACATCACGTTCTTGGGGCTTTTCGCAAATGGGGCCACAACCGCTCCCTCATCTGCCGGAACACAAACCATCGCCCACGGGTTGGGCGCAGCACCGAAGATGGTGCGGATCCACGCAGTTGACACCAGTTCGATTTACTCCCACGGTAGTTATAACGGTTCGTCGATGGCCAGCGCCTACTCAGCCAATGCGAACACGGGCCCATTCGTTGGAAATTCGACGGCCTACGTCGTGTTTATCCAGCCGAACAGTGTCGGAGGCGTTGGAACGAATGCGGGGCTGGCTACGATCGCAGTTGATGCGACAAATATAACGCTCACATGGATCGCTGGAAGCAATTCCTACGTCGGCAGTTTTCCCTTCGAATGGGAAGCGGAAGCTTAATCGCAACACTTTGACATGGACGAAGAAGTAAAACTCCCTAACCAGCCACTATGATCGAACGCGATATTAAAGTCATTAAGGAGCGTCAGAAAGTATCTCGCAATAAAACCGCGCAGGAGCTTAAAGCACTCGCCCGCCGCCAAGCCCGCCACGAAAAAGAAAACATAAAACAATTCCAGGGCATTACATCGGCGATTAGCGATCTTCCGACCCAAGATGTCATCACGAAAACTATTCAGGACACTATCAAGGTTGTCGTGAACGGAAAGATCGACCACCTCACCGAACTCGTGAACACGACAACGGGCAAGGTTGACATGGTGGGCGAGCACTTGAAAGAACAAGATGCGGTCGCCGAACAACAAGGTACCGCCATAAAAGACCTCAGCGCCAAGATCAAACCTTTTGACGGATTAAAGAATTGGGCTGCGGAAACAGTGAGAGGCCTTCTTTACTTCGGAGCAGCAGCCGCGGCGATATGGGCGATCATCAAACTATTTCATTTGAAACTGTAACCCCGGCCTTGGTTATCCCCACCTGGACAAATTACGCCTATCACTCACACTAAGACCATGCCCAAGAACCTCGGCGCGAGAGAAAGAGTAAGACGACCGGATGAGCGAAAACTTGAATTGGGAGGCGCAGTTTCTACTGAGGCCCATACGCCAGTCGATCTTTCATGGCTTCAGGTTAATCAACAGAGCATTACGCCTTTCTGCGGAGAACACGCAGGAACACATCTTCAGGCGATCTTGGAATACCCAATCATTAACCGCTTCTCGCCCCGCTACGGAGTCATCAAACTGAAAACTCCTTCATCGCCCGTATATGACGGTTTTTCGATTGAAGAGGGGACAGACATGGCTGCGATTTTCAAATGGCTCAAGACATTCGGTGCAGATCTTTATGAGCCACTGGAAAATAACGTGTCGCTGCCCTTGAACGCGAACCAGGGGGATTATCTCGATCCCACTCAGATCACTCCCGAAATGGACACCGCCGCCAGCAATCATAAGGACATTGATTTCGCCTACAGCGACACCGTGACCTATGAAACGATCGTTCAGGCGATTCAGCACTACAAAGCAGTCATTCTTCTCATCAAATGCGATGAGGGATTCTGGGGAACCTCGAATCCCACTTTCACACAGCCGCTCTACGGCCATTTTGTCGTCGCCTATGACTACGATGCCACCGGAATCTTCGTTGTGGATTCTGCCGAGCCCAATCTTCAGTACTCCCTGAAACACATCGCAACGGAATATATTATGTCCCAGTTTTTCTTTGAACTCGGAACAGCGGTTGATGCGTTGCCAGTGGAAGTGCAGATCGTCACCGACACTACGGATGTAGTTCAGGACGTAGCTCAAGATACGCAGGCATCACCCGCCGAGAAAGAAACACTCCTCCAGGAAGTTGAGGAAGTAGTTAAGGAAATCGAGACCGCTCTCTAATCCGAAAAGGTCGAAATTAATCACCACCAGAATGCTTACAAAAACCCAATGGACACTCGTTGCGACTGTCATCATCGCAGTCGGAAACGCCGTCCTTCCGTTCATGTCAGCGCAGGTTTCCGGGATCGTCGTTACGATCCTTTCGGTGATCGCGTTCGCGTTCCACATCTCCGACGTGAATAACGCAGTCGCAACCGCAAAAGCGCCAGGCGCTTCCAGTACAAGCATCACCGGCTAGTCGAACCTCCACACCAGTAGCTCTCACGGACGGGGAATCCCAGATAAGCCGCGCGGCTTGCTCCTACAGGATTGCTACTGGCGTGGGCGTCCAGTTTTAACGCCGAACGTCCCGGCCTGCTTCTGTGCTTCGACCCACAGAAGTAGAGCGGGGCGCTCATGTAGTAGGGCTAACCGGCCCGGCGCTCCACCAGCACATTCCCAAATCAAAAGGAGGTTTCCTATGGAAGCCCTACTCGCACATTGCGGCGCTGAAAAGCTGTCGCGCGATCAACTCGCTACCATCTTGCCACCCGAAGCGACCGACACTCACAAGCCGATCGCACACATCCAACTCGTAACTTCGCTTCTCGAATCGCTCTCTTTCAGGCATATCAATGTCGTGAAAGAGGAGCATGCGGTCTCTCAGGATGGCATGAAGCTCTTCGGAGTCATGGATCTCGAAACGACGGGAGACGGTTTTCGCTTTTCGCTCGGGCTTCGAAATTCAAACGACAAATCCATGCGGCTTGGACTCGTTGTCGGAGTCCGCGTTTTCTGCTGCGACAACATGGCATTCTCCGGCGATTTCGAGCCGGTACTCGCCAAACACTCCAAGCATTTCGATCTCAACTCCGCTCTCGCAGTCGGGCTTGAGCAGATGCAGCGGAACTTCAAACCGATGGCCGATCAGATTGAAAACTGGCGCGCTGCGCAGATCACCGATGGACAAGCGAAAGAGATCATCTATCGCGCGTTCATCGAGGACGAGCTCGACGCACCAAAACACCTGGCCCGGGTCATCCACCACGAGTACTTTGAGCCAGCGTTCCCGGACTTCGCGCCCAGGACGAAATGGAGCCTGCAGAACGCTTTCACAAGCGGATTCAAGCTCCTCGAACCTGTCCCGCAATTCAAGGCGACTGCCAGCTTCGGCGAGTTCTTCAATTCCCTGAATTAGGAGGCCGCCATGGGATCACGTTCAATCCGTCTCGTTACTAGGCGGGATTGGCACCATGTCCCGCCGCGCCATCCGTCACCCGTCACCCCAATCAAGATACGTGTGCGCCGAAAAGACCACCAGGCGTATCACCAACTTTTCTCAAACGCCGGTTCGTTAGAACAGTGCATCGAGATCCTCAAACGAGATTGGTGGCCCAACCGATTATGAAAAAAGGGAGGAGTCATGTTTTGGAACGGCAAGGAATATTGCGATCACTGCCACTTGCCGTTGCTCGACGACGACAAGACGACGGTGAAAATCCCGAAAGACGGCGCTACGCACGTCTTTCACTTCCATAACCGTCAGGCAACCCCGCCTGATTGTTTAGCCCTCAAACTCTTAGAACTCAAACAGAAGTTTGAGACCCAATCCTCCCAGCACACTCCGGCTCCCAGCCGCTAAGCCGCACTCCCATCTTGTGCGGCTTCTTTTTGCCCACATCCAAAAAGGCGTAAGATTTCCCCATGGCAGACGCTAAAAGGCCCATCGTCTTCGTGGTCGATGACGAGAGCATCATTTCAGAGACGCTCGCGATGATACTCAATATGTCTGGGTTTGATGCCACCGGCTTCGTGAGCGCGTATAAGGCGCTGCAGCAAGCCTTGATCAGGCCCCCCGACTTGCTCATCACCGACGTCGTGATGCCCGAAATGAATGGCGTCGAACTGGCAATCGAGTTCAAATCTGCCTACCCCGAATGCAAGATATTGCTATTTTCCGGCCAGTACGCCACCACCGATCTATTAAGGGATGCCGCTGACGAAGGCCACGATTTCCATATACTCGCGAAGCCCGTCCACCCGAAGGAACTCATCGCCGCGATCAAAAAGCTCTAACGATGCCTGTGGACAAGACAGCTTGCATTTCCCTGCCAGCATGAAAGCATTATGAAGTCGCTAAATTAACCGTCGGCCATTGAATTGGTCGTTGCCACTAGTGGCGCGGGGCTGCCCCCGATGCATGAAACACATATGCCTCCTATTTGCCCTATTTTTAGCCCTTATAGCCCCTCCAGCACGATATAGCATCATTCCCCAAGCAAACGCCTCTATGGTTCAAATCTCGCCCGCGCTAGCTGTCCTGGAGGCGGGACAGGAACTTTCCGCCGTCTATAGCTCTCGCCCTCCGTATAGCGGCCCCACTTTCGCCAAAAATGAGCCCCTAAGCCCCGAAGAAGCGCAGATGGTCATTCCATATCTGGGAGCGTGTGAAAGCCGCTGGAGGATCATAAAAGAGGTTGATTCCAATGGCTTCTACAGCTATGGGCCGCTTCAGATCCAGTCCTCAACCGCCACCCTCTTTAATTCCATCGAGGGAACTTCCTACGACCCCATGATTCCCACCCAGGCAATCGAACTCGCGGAGATTGCAATCGAGCATGGGTATCTTTACCGATGGTCGTGCGCAAAAATCCTCGCCATCGTCCGACAATGAGCTTCATCATGCTCCGAATGAAATGCAGCCATTGTGATTACGAGTTCAACGCCCACTCGGCACGTTCGGATACGGGATGCCAGAGAAATGCCCACAATGCGGATATTTAAAAGACCAGTTCGAGAAAATTGCCGACGATTGGGATCGGGGAGAACCTATCGAAAAGTAATCCTCCTGAGCTATACTTCTCCGTCGCCAGTTCTTCTTTGCGGTTGGGAAGCCAGATCTGAAGTTCTCTCTTTCTCTCATCTATGAGCTTCAAAGGCGGTTTATGGATTCTCTTACCAGATCCGATCTCATGCGGCTCCGGGCACTCATCACCGAAGTACGATTGGATAAATCCCGTCTCGCAGCAGCGATTGCCTCTCCGTCAATATCTCCAGAACGAAGACAGCAGTTAATCTACCGTTACTCCGCTTTGGTGCAGGAGTTGCGGATGTACGCCGACGAACTGGAAAAGCTTATCGCAGTGGCTCGGCGAAGTGAATACGAGAGAGACCGCCGCTAGATTCCAACGCTTCACAGGAAATTCATCCTGCCCGCGCTACGCTGAATATGCTCGCTATTATGGGGCGAGAAGGTCGAAGGTCGAAACCACCTAACGATCAATTTCACTAAAACAAAAGCGCTGGGCCTCTTTTGTACCGCGTACTGACCTATCCAGGGGCGCGGTTTTTTAGTTATTTGCGCCGGAACACCCGAACCGCACTCTCAATTAATCGGAACAGGAAGAACGTCGGCGTCTCCGGAAATTCGCTTCGAGGTTCCCGTTCAATTACAGGACGTGATTTCTGTATCTCCTGCAACTCCCTTTCTTCCGCACGTTGCCGTCGCCGGTTCAGCTCCCACTCGACTGTCCCTGGCTGCAAACCTTCCCCGAACTTCGTCGGCTTGTATACCTTCCCCCGAAATAACGCTTTGCGTCCCATGCCCGAATTCTACTAGCACCGAAAATTCTGAAATGCTATTATGGGTTCAACGAGCAGAACCCATACTCGGGAAGGCCAACAGGGCCAGATTCCAGGGTCGGGAAGCTCGCGAGAGTACCAATTAGCGCATTTGCGCAGAATCACAGTAGGACCGTAAGTCACCCTCGTCGATCAGGGAATTGACGAGATTGCTAGTCATAGCCCGCCTGGCAGGGCATCGTTTTACCGGACGAAAATATCATCTTCTCTCGGCCAGGAGAGTAGGAGATGCCGTGCCGTCATCAGTACGCGAATTTTCTCAATCGCCTAAGCGCCGTCGAAAGCGCATCGATCCCCACAAAATTGTCGGACAACTTGTGATCTACGGTCTTGCCGCAGAGACTGCTATTCGTTTCTGCGAGTGGTTGTGGCATGATCTTTTGCGTTGAGGAAATCTTCGCCTTATATTCGCCTATACTCTCTGCATGGGCGAGATGAAGCGGGCGAACGCCTACGAGGAAGAACGCCGGATGAAGGACCGGTTCGCGTCCACGCTCGTAATTTCAGCTTCGATCATCGCGGCCGTCAGGCTGGCGCGGGATGAGAACATTTCAAGATCATCACCGAGGCTCTCGACCCTCATAGCGGACTGTGTAGGGCTTGCGAGAATGATTTTGGAGAAAGTGATGCGGTAGTATCTTTCCATGATGAAAACCATTAGACCCCTCGTACTTTTGGCTTTTCTTCTTGCGTCGAATCTCATAGATCGGTCGCAGGAACTCTCCACTTCGCAGAACACCGTTTTCCAAACATTTGCGATGTGGGGTTCGGCACCAACGGAAGCTGAAAGGATTTTTCTCTACGTCGGATTTACTAATGGATTCTTCTCAGCTCCATCTACTGATAAAGGCAAAACAGCTTTCGGGGACTGTATTATGAAGAATATCCCCACCAAACAAGCTATCGCGATGATCGACAAATATTACAAAGATAATCCGCAGCGTTGGAGCACCCTCCTTACCCTCGCTATTATCGAGGCTCTCACGGTCAAGGATGGCCCGTGCCCCGACATTAATCCTTGGGTTAGATAGCCGCATCGTCCCATGCACGCCAAGCTCAACGGGGAATGGACTGGCCGATTAGAGCGTATGTGAATGTGCCTTCGTGGCGGCTTCTCCGATCGCCTTCACAATTGCTTCGACAGTCTGCGATTTCTTTCCCACTGACGCTGCTGACTTCAATACTGCTTCGAAGAAGACTGGATTCTTCAGCGCATACATCTTTTTCTGAATTCCCATGCTCTTGCAACATTCCTCTATCGTCTTGTCATAAAGTTCCGGACCGATTTCATCGCGCAATGTCGCTTCGAGATTCACGTGGAAACATGTGTGCACGGCTGAGACACCACTCGGCCAATCTTCGGCCATCTGCTTACAAATGTTCAGCAAACGTCTATTCGCCTTCTTGCAATTCTCTTCAGTGCCTTTTTCCTTCGCATCATACGTTCGATGGTCGCCGTCCCAAATCAGGTATGTAGGAATGCCCAACGTTTCGAAAATGAGCGCCGGCCGGTCCATGTTAGGCTTTCCCAGGCATGGAATAACGGTGCATCCAAGGGATTCCAGATCAATGCCATTGAGCTCTGCCACGCCGAGGATCGCCGCCCTATCATCTTCTCCTTCGACCAAAACGACCATGTCGGCAAAGAACCCTTCGTTCATCCATGGCGTCATCACAGTGGCGGCTCGATCTTTCAAAACTGCGCCAGTGTATTTTGGATTCGGGCTACCATCGGCAATCCACAAAACCGCGGCCAGTGCGTCCCAATCTGTTTCAGCGACCTTCGAAATCTTTGGCAGGTCCTTTTCACCCGGCCTGCGCGTGACCCGGCGCACTTGATTGAATCGATCAATATCTACAAGCAAAGCGGAATGTGTGGCGTAAAGAATCTGAGTACGATCCGCCACACCTGCGATCTCACCATACGCTAGATGAAGCAAAAGGCGAGCGAAGTGCCTCTGGCGGCTCGGATGTTGGTAAAGCTCGGGCTCCTCGATCCCAATGATCAAGTTCAACTTCGATCGTGTTTCTTTTTTCGTGCTTTCCTCGCCTGATCGTTCCGACTCCTCTTGCGATTCTTTCTTTGGGTTCGAAGCAACTGCAAGATGTTGGAGCAGGGTTAGAATGAACGCTCTTTGAAGGCCATGTCCCATCCTAGTCACCGGCAACTCGAAATTGCCTTCGACGATTCGTACATCTGCCTTCGGCATTGGGAGATCTATATCCGCTGCCTTCAACCAATCGATCTTCACCGACGTGTCTGGATAGTACTGGCCGAGTGTGCCAGATAGATTGCCGGACAATTGACCCAACTCAGGAAGATTGGCCGGATCAGTTAGCACGGTATATCTCGTGCGAATATCAGACTTGAGTTCCGCAAATTCTCTTCGATTCGTCAATGTTGCTCTCACTACAAGATCCATCAAAGCAGTGATCGCAGATGCGCGCCCTTCATTAACATCCTCCGCGGCATCGCGGACCGCCGGAATAAATAAAAACCGCGTGAGATCGCCGAGATAACCTCGCCCAACATTTGTGAACCCAAAAAATTGACCTTCATCTCGACCTAGTTGCAGCTTTTCTGAATTGTTCGCCTCCCACTCATCCATCGCCGCTTTAGCATCATCTTGAGAGCCGGCGTTTGGCATTCCATAGCCCTTTTCCTCATTTACGGACTTGTACAGCTTCGTCAATTCCCTGCCAGTCAGCGCCCGAATTTTTTCGAATTCTGGATTCTGCAATTTGAATCCGTACAGCTTCCCCGACGTCTTGCCGCTGGAAATTGAGAGAACGCGCAGGACTTGAAGCTCATCTCCCGACATTCGCTCTTTGAATCGCTCAATTTCTTCAGTCGTCAAATTGTTAAACGTAACCGCAATTTCGATTTCTCTGGTAGTGTCGTGGTTGTAAAAGTCGTCGAGCACCACGATCGGCGTCGCCGCGTAGAACAATTCGAGCGCCCGAAGGAACGAAGACTTTCCCGCACCATTCGGTCCAACCAGCACAGTCAGCGATTCGCAATTAAGGGTTTCATTGAGCAAAGAGCGAAAATTCGACACCCGGACTGATTTTATGATCATTGATGCAACCTCCGGAGAACTCGGCACAAAGTCTACCAGATAAAACATTCGCCGTAACGAGATTAAGTTATCCCCAGGTCCCCTTGCGCTTTTCCTTGAATGCTTCATAATTCATGGGTCCTTCACTGGACGGCCGAGTCGCCCGATAACCTTTTGGCGGGCAGCTCTAGATAGTGCGGGGAAACCCAAACTTGAAAGAGCTCTCGGCCAAAGGGTTTTTCTTTTCTTGAATGACAAACTCCCGGCAATATACAAGGGAATATTACGCCAAAAATAAAGATCGTCTTAACGAAGGTCGCAAGCAATATTTGCGTTCTCATCCGGAAAAAGCGGAAGCATATCGGCTCAGATGGCTCGGTTTCGCCAGATTAAGAATGTTGCAAGCTCGTCTCCTTGCACTGAATATTCTTTCCAATCGACACGGAAGAACTGAGCCACAATGCAATTGTTGTGGAGAGCGACAGGCCGAATTTCTCACTATTGACCACATAATTCCGATCGCTCACAGCAAAGAAAAGAGAATTGGCAACCGCACTTTGTTCTACCAAATTGCTACAGGAAAACTGCCGGAGAAGATCCTCTCGAACCTGCAGGTCCTCTGCTGGAATTGCAACGCTGGAAAACGGACAAGTTTGAATTGCCCCCACATCGCACCCAGACCGATTCCGGTAATGGGTGGATAGTGGGTATCTTCCGCATCCTACGCGGCATCGCTGGAAGGGAAACTGAAACGGGCGATGTAAAAGAGTGGCGCGGCTTCTTACGACTTCCCCGCGCGCCGGAGTAGTTCTCTGAATGCTGAGGTGGAAAGGTGTTGCCTCTGCGAAAGCTTGGCAAGCGATTCCCTTTCGAGGGATGGAATAATTTCCCCGACGACCTCAGCGTCCAGCGAATTACTTTTACGCCGTTTCATCGCACACGCCTATACCGAACAAATAGGAACGAGCGACTTCACCGACCGATCAAAAAATGAAGTCCTGGGGGTGGCGACAGAAACTCACGCTCAAATCGTAGAAGCAAGAGTTTCGAGATTGCCCTTTCTTACCTACCCTTTTTACGGAGGGGGGTAGGGGGGGTGGCTCTTGAAACTTCGCTAAATCGTTCGAAGCAAGAAAATGAAACATCTCAATAAAGTCAGTAAGAATGTTGTCGAGAAATCGATTCAAGATTGGTATTTCGCAAATGGGTTTCAATCGCTAAAGAGCGGATGGCCAGATTTCGTGTTCTGGAAAAAATCGCCCGACGGGAAAACGATCTATCAATTCGTCGAAGTGAAACAACACACGAACGACAATATCCGCAATAATCAACGAAAGGTCAAAAACATCTTCCGATCACTCAACCTCGATTATCGTGTCGCGTATGGAATCACCCCTGATGGATCGCCAAACTTCGAGAGCCGCACAGGAGTAAATAGCCATATCAAAAAATGACCGGCGGGGAAGTCGCTTACCAACCCGAACAAAAAGGAATTAAGAGAAGAGAATTGAGCGCCCAGTGGGGACTAGAATTGTGCAATGGTCGATCCCAAGAAATGGAAAATCGCTCGCTCGCGTCTACACGCGCTTCGAGATCACCTGCCCCTCCGTCCAGGACACCCCGAGGTTGCGGACTATCACAGCCTCATTGATGCCCTTGAAGCGGCGTCAGGAGAAGAACTCAACGAATTTCGAATCAATCTTGGCTCTATGAAGCCGCGCAGGACCAGTATAAGAATTGGCGGTCAGTATTCTCCGGGCAGGGATGAGTGGAGTAGTGAAGTGTATGCCGATTCTGTGGTATTTAAACGCCAGGTGGAGGGACTTTCTTCATATGTCGCGTCGATTGAAATGGAATCTCATTCTGCGACGCCGTCAGTGCCAAACGATTATTGGGCAATGACCACCCCACAACTTGAAGCACTGGCGGACAAGTACCAGATCGGCGGCTATGGAGATCAGCGCGGCTATACTGATCGTGAGATCATTATTCGGGCTCTTCTAAATAGAGACAGAGCGATCAACCCTCACAAACCAGTGTCGCAGCACACGATCAATGTCGGAACGATGACCGGCTCTGCGATTCAAGCTGGGACACAGGAGTCGCACATCACGATCAATTTCGCCGGCAATGAAGTTCAAAGCTTGGTTCGGAAGATTCGTGCCTCAATGGATGAGATCGAATTGGGCGACGGGGCAAAGGCTGAAATGAACGCGGATCTCGCCACAATTGAAACACAACTCCAATCGCCACACCCGAAGTCGATCATAATTTCGGAATGCCTCAGTACGATCAAGACGATCCTGTTAGGAGTAGTTGGAAGCCTGATCGCGACGGGTTTGGCAGCGGAGATCGCGAATCTCCTCAAGAAATAGCTGATCTCCACGTTCCCTTCACCGCCGCTTCGAGCGCGGTCTGGCGTGCCTGAACCCAGGGCGCATAGTGTTTTTCTGTCGTCTTGATCGAAGTATGCCCCAGGAGCTTTGAAACGACATCGAGTGGCACACCTTTCGAAAGTAGATCGACACTGAAGGTATCGCGCAGCCGGTGTGAATGGCCGTCAGGAATTCCGGCAAATTCATAGACCAATTTCAAACGCTGCTGCCATTCCGTGATGCAGCTTTTAGGCTTCCCGATCTGATCGTAGAAAAGGAATTCCTTTCCCTCATCCACCATTTCGATTGCCTTTACGACTTTCCCAGGCACCGGAACCCATACCGGCTGTTTCGTCTTTTCCTGTCGGAGAAACACCTTAGCGTCATTTAATTGCGCCGGACGGAACATGCACGCGTCGGAAATCCGAAGTCCCGCGTAGCGCATAAGGAGAATGAGGGCTAGCAGTTTCGCCGGCGTTTTCTCCGGGATTTTCGGATGCGCCTCACGGATAAATTCCACAGCCCATAGGATTTTCTCCATTTCCTCATCCGTAAATGGGAGTGTCGGCATGTACTTAGCCGGAGGCAGCTTCACCAGTTTCGCCGGATTGCGGTCGAGCCACTCCGAATCGACGCAGAAGGCGAAGAACTTTCTCACGCGCTCCAGGCGCTTTTGCGTGGTGAGGGGTGCCAGCTTCCACCCTTCCTTGATCCGCCGGATTTGATCTACCGTGACATTCCGTACCGGCACGGTTCCCACGGCCTCTTTCAGCTCGTCCACGACCTTCTGATATTTTCCGAGCTGCGCGGCCCCCAAGTTCGCCGATTTACGATCCGCCATGAAGCGATCGGCGGCGTCGCTTACCAGCACCGGTTTCTTTCCCTGAATCTCCCAATCGCGCACGAGTTTCTGCGCGGCCTCCCAGCTTCGGAGATCCAACGATTGCCGCACCAAGGCACCCTGCAATTTCCCCTCAACCGTAAGCGGGCAATTGCAATGCCGGTGCTTGCGCCCCTTCCCAGCGAACTTGCAACTCTTGAAATGCCGCCTGAAAATCGTGAGCAT